GCTTTTGCTGATAAGCCGTATAATGGCTGTGTTTGGTATGCAACCTATGGTACTCGGTATTCTTACCGATACTACCGGAAAATTGAACTCAGAAGTTCAGACTGAACAGTTCAAGAAAAATGCAATCATACCGTTGATAAGAACTATAGTGTATACTATGAATAGCGTTCTACTCTGGGCTGACCAGAATTTGAACTATGATGACATCTATCTAACTACTACTAATCTTGATATTGATGATGAGAAGAAGACTGCTGAGATTGATGAGAAGTATTTAGAGAAAGGCGTTATAACTATTAATCAGGTACGGAATAAATTGCAGATGCCTGCAGTGGACTGGGGCAATGAGCCGTTTGTTCCTCTTAACTATGCTCCGTGGAGTAATCTGATAAAGTATCAGCAAGCTATGATTACTTCCTCTAAGAATAAAGCTCCTATAGATAACAATGCTAAGAGCGGTGATGATGAGGATAAGGATAAGAAGAAGGAAGGTGCTCAGAAACAATTCCATGTTGATAATTTTAAAGTACCTACTGGGTTGGAGAAGATTGAAGTCACAGAGCTACAAGAAATACTTACTAAAATAATCTCTGAAAGAGAATCTAAACTCAGCAAGGAATATTCCTTTCCTGCTGGTGAAAGTGGCTCTTTACTTGGAACAATAGGAGCATACGACTTAACATGCAAGGAAGTGATGACAAAACAAGAACTGTGACCTTTCCCTACATAGACCATTGTGATGATTTTAGTAGCTTTGGTTTTATTAGGATAAGTAGCACAGATTTAATATTTTCTCTAAGTAAGATTTCTGCACAAGGTAAATGGCGGAATTTTGTAGAGAAGTATTTTGATGATTTTGCTAAGGCATATTATTGGTCTATGAAGTTTGAGCATAGTAAGGCTCCTAGTAGAAAGCGGAAATTAAAAACATTTCTGAAATCCATATTTGAGCAAGACGAGCCTCAAGCAGCCCTATTGATGGTGAAGTCTGTAGCGTATTTCTGTGACAAGTTGGATGAAGAAACTATTATAGAGAAAACTATTAAAGAGGTGTTACCTAACGCTGGTTTTTTTAAAACAATAATTAATGGTAGGTACATTTGGAAGGCTGATGATGAAAAAAGATTTAAGAAGGGTATAGGTTTAGTTTTTGTTTTAAGTTATATTAGTAATAGATTTAATAAAGATGATACATGGAAATATATTAAAAAGTTCTGTTACCTAAAAGACAATGTTTGGTCTTATAAAAATGATAAGTGTAAGGATGTTGTACAAAAATGTTTTCTTTCTTATTTTAAAGATGAAGGAGTAGTTGTGAAAGAGTTCCAACTTAAAGATGGTAAATTTAATACGTTTATACCGTTTGAAAAAATATATGGTGAGAATAATGAAGACATGGGAAAGGTTTATGATGGAGATGATTACCCTATGGTTAAGGGTATTGCCTCCACTACTGGAATAGATAGGGATGATGAGCGGGTGTCTAAGAACTTCATTGCAAAAATGAGGAGCACCGCTAAAGGTCTTCCTATCACTGACAACACTCACAATCCCAATAAGGCAGCTGATACTGTTGGGGTTATTACTGAGACTTACGGAACTGATGATAAATTTGGCCTTGTTGCTAAGCTGATGAAGACCACTGATTCTACTGGTGTTGATTTTATAATGAAACAAGTCAAGACCGGCATCAATTACGGGTTCTCTATCGGCGGGAGAGTGACTAAGGTCTTTAGAGAATTTAATGAGAAGATGAAGAAGGAAGTCTGGGTGCTTGATGATGGCGAACTTTACCATGTGGCCCTCACTACACAGCCGGCCAATGCTGAGACTTTTGCTAATGTAGTCAAGAAGATGATTTCAGATGAGGGATTGGATAAGATGATCTCTTCTGATTTAATCGCATACAAGCACAATTCAAAACTGATGAAAAACGCTCCCACTCTGGAGAGCCTTACTATAGATAAGCTGCCTGATGCAGCCTTCCCTATAGGCTGCGATGATAGTATTCACAAAGAATACCCGCATCACTTTATAAATGATAAAAATGTTATGTTCTTGCATAAGGACTTACTCATCAATAGTTACAAGAAGGCTATTGAGAAGAAAGCTCCTGAATCAGTATTGTTACATTTAATCACCCACCTGCAAGTCATCGGACTTTCCAAGCAGGTTGATGAGCTGATAAAGATATCTGACACTATTGAGAATCTGAATGGTATAAATGAAGTCACTAAACAAATTACTGATGAAATGTCTTCCTACTTTAAAGCTGTCCAGACCGTAGGGCAGCTACAGGTTGGTATTGATGAGAAAAAGAAAATTTTGAAAAACTATCTCACTGATGCGAGCACAAAAATTAGCAAGATACTTAATTCTGTTGAGAAAGAAGACTAATCATGAATCCTGAACAAATCGCTGAAATGCTTGCCAAGGCTACCGAAGCTGCCCTCTCCAAAATGGGCGCTACCCAGAAACCTGCCGTAACGGAAGACAATGCTCTCGCTGGTGCAATTGCTGACATGGCAAAAGCCGTCTCTGCAATCAATACCCGCCTGGACACGTTGGACAAGTCGGTGGAGAAGAAACAGCCGGTAACGCCGGAATCACAGATTGCTCAGATGGCAGCTGTGATTGATACCCTCAATAAGAAAATTGATGCAATGGGTAAGAAACCGGAAGACATCGCCGCAGAGCAAGCAGCTCAGCCTATCGGTCAGATGAAGATGAGCGACCTCACCAAGACAATTGAAGACATTGTGGTGAAGGCTGTTTCCGGCAAGAAAGAAACCCCCAAAGGTCAGGGCAAAGACTCTCTGGCTGATGAGGCTGAAGTTGAAATTGATGAAGAGCTTGCTGATGGAGTCGTCAACAAAGACACCAGCAAGAAAGATGCCGGAGCTGACCTTGACCAGTTCTTCGGTCAACTTCTCGGCAAGATGAGCAGCAAGGTTCTTGGCCGTGGTTCTGACAGCGAAAACGGTCTTGACCCGGAAGAAGCTGCAGAAGAAGAAGGTTCTGATAAAGAATAGTTTTTGATGCTGAATGGGAGGGGTGACCTTAATAGGCTCCCTCTCTTTTATTAATGCCATTATACAGAAGTTTTAACCCACTCACAAAATATATAAACCTAGTGCATATTTGTTGGAGATAAACAATGAAGTTCAAAGTTAAAACCATTAAAGACCTGAAGAAACTCGTGAAGGCAATCACAATCGGCGGAGTCGGTGATGCAGCGCATCCCTTCCTTCCCGATCCTCTGGCTGCTGCGTTTATTGACATTGTTACCGAGAACAACAATTTTCGCAAAATCTTCCGCTCAGTGAAAATGAACAGCCGGACGCGCACAATTCCCAAGTTCCTCACCGGAACCAACGTCTACTACCAAAGTGCAGAAGCTACTGCTGGTGTTGAGACTGCCTTCACGGCAAGCTCCATTCAGCTCGTGGCGAAGAAGCTCTTTGCGTGGATGGAAATCTCTGAGGAAACTTTTGAAGACGGCGTAGTGGACATGAACACAGCAATCAAAATGCTGTTCGCTCGCGGCATGGGCATTGGTGAAGAGAAGGCATTCCTGGTTGGTGATGTTGATCACGCCTCTACCACTGCTACTGAATCTGCAGCCACAGCCACCATGTGGTACAACAAGGATTCACGCCTTGCCTTTGATGGTCTTGTGACTATCGGGCGCGAGTCGGGAACCAAGCAGGTTGTGAACGGTGCTGCCAGTGTTGACGTGTTCGGTGAAGCAATCTATCGCCTTGGCCTCTATGCCAAGCAGACTTCTCAGCTCGTGGCATTTGTTAACCCATGGTCAGCCAATCAGCTGCTCCGTGATAATGATGTGCGCACTGTTGATAAGTACGGCGCAAAAGCAACCATCCTGACCGGCGAAGTCGGTGAAATCTTCAATAAGTTCAAAATCATTAACTCTGACTACATTCCGAACGGTCAGGGTGTTGTCACTCATCGTGACAACGTGGTGATTGGTGACCGTCGCCTGATCAAGATGAAAGAAGATGAGATCATTAAGAATGACAGCGTTCTGTGGGCAATCTCGGAACGTGTTGCGATGGAAGTTGAATATGATGGCGCAGTCCTGTTCCTCCAGGGCTTCACCTCTCCTTCTGCTTCGTAGTAATATTTGTTAAGACTTTATGAGTTGGAGAAGGGTGTGTTGAAGCACCCTTCTCTTTAATCATTTTTAATCTTAAAGAGGAGAACTGTAGAAGTGTTACCTAACCAGCCACCGATGCACAGGATAAAGAGAGAACTAACCCAACGCCAAATAAGTAGACGGATGCAGAGATATGGCGTTAATGATGTTGTGACTAATAAAGAGATTATAGAAGTTGCTGCTAATAGTTCCAACCTGAAACAAATCTACACCTTTGGTGATAAGTCTAGGGTACTAAGAGCTGATGATAAATTCCTATTAGAGATATTTGATAATGATATGGCAAAGTTAGATGTCAACACTTTGCACAATATCATTTCTCTAGCCCGCAGCCCCATAGCCAACCTAATGTTGAATGGGCAAGTGCCTGACCTCCCTATCCGTCCAGCAGGGCATAAGATGTTGCACTTTGGGATATGGATGAATAATGTGAAGCATTATTCTGGCGGAAGAGTTCACGCCCTATTAGTAGCATATCACTTAGCATCCATGGGCCATAAGGTAACAATAATCACTGATATGCTACCGACATTTATTAAGGACTTTGAATTTTTTGATTCAGAGAATAGGGTAGAATATATTCATGGTCACGATATGTTGCAGAGCAACTGGCTTCTTAATAATAAGAATAACAACATTGACATAGTGATATGTGTCCCTAGGATACTGGAAGGATTCCACTATGCTAAGAGATGGTCTTTACCTTGCTATGCGGTTCTACTGGAATCTCCTAACTTTGTGAGTGAGTACCGTAATGGTATGGATGGGACTGAGGCATACTGGCAAGATTATAAAAACTGCATCATGGACGTTGCAACTCATGTTCTCTGTAATCCAGGGCCAACGCTAGATGCGGCTAAAGAATGGCTGAAAGATTTTAAGGGGAATATCTATGACTTCCCTCCCCCTATTAATACCTATGCTGCTGATAGGGTTGTTGCTGAAGAAAAGAATGAAGTCACCTTTATAGGGAGACACGTTGATTTTAAGTGCCCTGTAGATGTAGTGAAGATAATAGGTAAGCTACCGGCTAAGATAAGACCGAGCATTAATTTTATTGGCTCACATAGTTCTGCTATGAGGGATAGGATTCTTAAAGCTGGAGAAGACCAGAATGTTGGAATACGCTTTTATGCCAATATATCAGAGTACGAAAAATACTATATTATTAAAAGAAGTAAAATGCTGATAATCCCTTCTATGTTTGAAGGTGCTGGTATGCCTCCTTCTGAAGCCCTGTACTGCGGTAAGCCTGCATTGGGAGTGAATATACCTATCACTAAGTTCATATATTCTAATTCTATTAACTATATGAAGCCTCATGATATATCTGGAGCTGCTAAAATAGTTGGTGCACTTTTGGGTAGTGATAAGTTGAGAGCAGACCAGGCTGAGTTTGGTAAGAAGTACCTTTGGGATAAGAAGAGCAATATTAAGTGTATCCCGTATAAGTCTAAGAACAATATGAGAGATATTTTCTATGATAAGAAGTGGCCTAAGATAACTGCTGGCATGATTGTTATGAATGGTGCTGATGTTATTAAGATTACTTTGGATAGTATATATGATAGTGTGGAGAAGATAGTAATAGTGGAAGGAGCGGTTTATGATTATGAGAAGGCCAATCCTTCTCATGTTGACGGTGGTCATAGTGTTGATTGTACTCTTGATGCCATTCTTAATTATCCTGACCCATTAAAGAAGATAGAGCTAGTATCTGTTTCTGATGACTTCCCTGATAGGAAGAGCAATCTGTGGAAGAACAAGAATGAGATGCAGAATGCAATAGCTAGGAGAATAAATACTGAGCTATATCTTAAAGTTGATGCTGATGAGGTTTGGAAGGAATCTGATATAGAATATGTAAGAAGACTGTTTATGGATGATAAGGATTTAACCGTCCTATATATGCAGAGAT